TGGCAAGACAACATTCATATGAAACAACTCCACAAGTAGTTTATTCGCATCCAGAAATGTTTGATGCAAATGGGAACCTAGTTCCTGATGAAATTTTAGCCTTAAGAATTGAAAACCATGACAGAGAACTCGATGATGACGACGACGGGGAGTCCTAGAACTAAGAAGACTAGGAAACCAAGGAAGACAGCAACTAAGACTAAGAAGCTTCCTTCTAATCCCTTTATGAATGAGATACTTGAATTGGTATCTGAGCAGAAGACTGATGCAAAGAAAGTTGCTATACTAAAAGAGTATGAATGTGATGCATTGAAGAGTCTTTTCATTTGGAATTTTGATGACTCAATTATTTCTCTTTTACCTGAAGGAAATGTTCCTTACAAACCTAATGAGAACCCATTGGGTACAGATCATTCTTCTTTGCGTAGAGAGCAAAGAAATCTTTATATGTTTGTGAAGGGTGGTAATGATGCTCTATCCACAATTAGAAGAGAGACTATCTTTATTCAGATGCTAGAAGGTCTTCATCCTAAAGAGGCAGACATTGTTATTGCTGTAAAAGATAAAGCATTGGAAGATGTGTATGATGTTCCTTTTGAAGTAGTGGAAGAAGCATACCCAGATATTGAGTGGGGTGGGAGGTCCTAATGTCCTGTAATATTATTCATGAAAAATGTGAGAAGGCAGCAGCAGATGATAAGACATTGCCTCGCAATGCTTATCTTGTGACCTATGTTGAGAAAGAAAAGGTAACATATGATATAGTAATGGCTGATGGTAAGGCAGATGTATTTGATGAGTATTGGGATAAGTATAAGGAAGGATTGCAGAAGATAGATTGGGCTGAGGGTAATGTTAAACCTTCTTTATGGAATAAGAAACCAATCCCACCAGAGAAAAAAGTGAAGAGGAAAAGAAAATGAAAGATGAAGAACTGAAAGCTCAAATTAGCGACATCATTGAAGGTGAGATTCAGAACGGTATCAATGATTATCTAGAGTTGCAGGATGAAAAAGAAGATACTGGAGTGGGATTTGTTGAAGGTGAGGATAAGAAATTAAATGTTAAGGTACATCAGGATGCAGTGGATAAACTTATTAAAGAGTATAAGCAGATTAAGAAATTTAGAAAGTCTAATTTGGGTCAAGTAAAGAAGATGGGTTTAGTTGATAAGCATGGGAGGCCGTTAGATGGATAAGATGGATACGCAAGGGATGAGTGGTCCTGTTGATCCTAATTACAAAGGACCAGTAAGGATACAACCACATAAACCTTGGGAGATTACTCCAAGAAGATGTCACACTCCTCAAATGGCTAAGGAGTTAAAGATACTTATTAACGAAGTATTAGATGAGAGAGAAGGTAAGACTGGTGTATCATACTTTGATACAGAACACTTTAAATATTATGTTGGAGAAGAAGAACCAGAATATAAACCTTGGTCACACTATTCATATTACAGATTGGATGAGTTGCAAGAATGACTCATAGCTATACAAATCCAGATGAAAGATTAGATACTTCTTACGTAGAGGCACAAGTCACTAAGGGTAAGAAGTATTATGATGAGCAGGGGTGGGAGATAGCACCACCCATATCTGATAGAGAATGTATCTACAAGTGTTTAGAAAATTGTGAGCAATTGTCAGGGTTAGATAAAAATCAAGTGCAAAGATTAATGAAAGAGTTTAAAGTAGAGAAAACTTTAGAACAAATTCAATCTGAGTATCCACCATTATGAGATTAGGAGTCATGTGTTCTGGGAACGGAACAAACTTCGAGAATATTCTAAGAACTTGTTGGCACGATGAAGTTGTGTTAATGATTCATAATAAGAAAAAATGTGGTGCTTTAAAGAGAGCAGCAAAATTTGGTGTAAATCATTGCTATGTTAATGCCAAAGATGAAGATCAAATGGTTAAATTATTTGAAGTATATAAGGTAGATCTTATAGTTCTTGCAGGATATATGAGAGTGATTAAAAATCCTGCTGCTTTCCCTGCTCCTATGATAAATGTTCATCCATCATTACTTCCTAAGTATAAAGGATTATATGCAGTAGAACAGGCAATGGAAGCAGGTGAAGAATACACTGGGTGTACTGTTCATTATGTTAATGAAGAATTAGATGGAGGAGAAATAATACTTCAAAGAGAAGTTCCCATTCTTGCTGATGATACTGTAGAATCATTAACAAAAGCAATCCAAAGAATGGAGTATGCTATTTTACCAGCGGCTATTGAAAATGTTAAGCAACAATTATTACAACAAGTTAGTTGATATCTGCTGTAGAGTGGTATCAACTGATGGAGAGGTGACTCTTGAAGAAAGAATCTGGATGACCAAGTTGAAGGAGAATAATAGACATGCAGAGAAGGTAGTTGAGGGATTTGGTATCAAATAATACATTCCTACTTGACTATATAATATAAGTGTGTTAGTATTAACACAACGTTCATCTCTTAGGAGACGCAAGTAAGTCACGGAACGGATCGTTCATCCCTTAGGGGACGCACATGACTAAAGGAACGGGGCTAAAAATCCAATTACTTTAGGAGTAACACAATGGCACAAGTCACTTACCGTGGAGTCGTCTATGACTCTGAAGACTACAACAAGAAAGTGCTAGCTGAAGCAGCACAGCATAGAAACTTTGATCTCATGTATCGTGGTATCAAAGTGAAGAGCAAGGCAGTTCCTTGTAGTTAATATGAAGGGGGTTTACATACCCCCTTTTTTAATATATAATTGTAAAAAGGAGATAAATGTATGGCACTTCATATGAGAGATCAATTACTTAAAGCAGTCTTAGCACATGCACAGGGAGAGATTGCTAAACATAAAGCAAATGTTGAAGTATACCTAGAGCATCCTGCAGGTATTGGAGAGCATTCAGATATCACTGAGGCAATACAAGTAGAGTTGGATAAGATTGCTAGGTATCATGATCAGATTGAAGTTATCAATCATTATTTTCTGAAGAGATAATGGAAAGAGATAAATTAAAACTGATAGTTAAGAATTTAAAGTTGTTGGTAGACTCACTAGAGTCTGAAGTATATTCTGATGTGTCAGCATATAAATACAAAGGCACAACCCCCATCTCAGACTACGATGAAATTTGGGATGATGATGATGGGTATCCAGACTAGTATGAATGAAGGACAAGAAAGCAGCAAAGAAACTTTTAAGATTAGCAAAGGAGCATCCAGATTGGTATAGTAAGAAAGATGTATTTTATGCTAAACAGGTAAAGAAACAACTGAAACGTGAAAAGAAACAACATGAACGTGAAATTGATAACAGTAACTCCAAAGGCAGAAGAGACTATGGGTTACGTGGCAAGAGTGAGCAACCCAAAGAATCAAGACAATCCGAAGGTAGCTGGTTTGTTAAGCTACTGCATAAAGCACGGTCATTGGTCGGTCTTTGAGCAAGCACATATGACTGTGGAGATTGAGACTACACGTGGTCTTGCTGCACAGATACTTAGACACAGATCATTTACTTATCAAGAGTTCTCACAAAGGTATGCTGATAGTAGTATGCTGAGTAAGGTTATTCCTATACCACAGTTAAGAAGACAGGATGATAAGAATAGACAAAACTCTATTGATGATTTAGATCCTTTTGTGGTTCAAGATTTTGAACTGAAGATGCAGAGACATTTTGTAGAAGGAATGAAGATCTACAAGGATATGTTAGATGCTGGTGTTGCTAAAGAGTGTGCTAGATTTGTACTACCACTTGCTACACCAACCAAATTATACATGACTGGTTCAGTAAGGTCGTGGATACACTACATTAATCTACGTTCTGCTCATGGAACACAGAAAGAACATATGGAAATTGCTGAGAATTGTAGAACAATTTTCAATGAACAGTTCCCTATTGTTGCTGAAGCCCTTGGGTGGCTCTAAATAAAACTACACAACTATCTACCTATGCCAACATACCCTGTGAAAAATCTCAAGACTGGAGAGACTAAAGAACTCTCTATGACTATGAGTGCCTATGATGAATGGAGAGAAGAGAATCCTGACTGGGATAAAGA